AAGATGACCTTCGCTGTCATCAACGAGGACGGTCAGGTCATCACCGGGTCGTCCGACCTGTTCGTCACCACCCTCCAGGACGTTGCCGGGCAGGCCATCCAGAACCGGGACAGCGCAGCAGCCCTGGTCCCGATCGTGGTCAGCGCTGACGCGGAGGCTATCGCCGCAGCGCAGCACATGACGTTCTGGTCAGAACTCGACAACCAGGCCATTGAACTGCGCACCGAGGCGATTCGCCGGCTGGCCCTGTCTATGGACATGCCTCCGGAGATCCTCACCGGCCAGGGCGACACGAACCACTGGTCTGCGTGGAGCATTGACGAGTCCGCCATCAAGTCGCACACCGAGCCGCTGCTGGCCCGGATCGCTGACGACCTTGCTGTCGGCTACCTGCGCAGCATGCTCGTGCAGGACGGCATGGACCCCGAGGATGCTCGCTCCTACGGCATCGGCGTGGACACCACGGAGATGCGCCTGCGCCCCAACCGTTCCCAGGAGGCTCTGGAGCTTTGGGACCGTGGCGTGCTCAACGCTGCGACCCTCGTGGAGGAGACCGGCTTCAAGCAGGACAACATCCAGGACGACGCAGAGCACCGCCGCTGGTTCCTGGACAAGGTGGCCTCCGGTCAGACGCAGCCCGAGATTGTGGAGGCTGCCCTGCGCATGCTCGGTCTCGACCTTCCTGTCATCGCAGAGGAGGACCCTCCAGACGACAGGCCGGACTCGCACGAGGCACGGCCGACTCCCTCGCTGCAGGATCACCCGAGGCAGGACATGCCTGACACGAACGAGGCCGCCCTGGTCGCGTCGTGTGAGGTGCTTGTTTTCCGCGCGCTGGAGCGTGCTGGGAATCGGCTCCGCAACAAGATCCAGCGCAAGATCCCTGGCGTCGGGGCTGCCGAGACGTACATGTTCCACAAGGTGGACACCGGGACGCTCGATTTCGTCCTGGAGGACGCCTGGAGCGCCGTCGATCGCTTCGCCAAGAAGTACGGAGCGGACCCGACACGCCTGTCGGACTGCCTGGACGCCTACACCAGGGCCATCATCGTTGAGCAGAAGCCCCACGATGCCGACATGATGCGCACGTTCATCAACCTGTTGAAGGTGACGCCATGAAGTTCACTCCAAACGTCGAGACGTTCGCCGCACAGCGCCGTCAAGCCCTTGAAGAGGGGTTCGACACGCTCGCACCGGCTGTTGAAGAGGCGCTGAGGGCCTTCGGGACCGACGAGTGGGACGAGTTCATCCTCCAGGCCGCTGCTGAGGTGTGGAACACGACCCAGGAGGCCGAAGGAACCGAGATCCCGGTCTCTCCGGCCTTCATCCGCGACCTTGCGGAGTCCCTTGCGCTCACTACGACCCCTTCTGACCCCCCTGACGAGGCTCAGGTGCGTCGAATCGCCAACTGGGTGGCCGTTTACGCCATCAACGCCTCCACCATGGCCGCTGCAGACTCCGTTGAGGGCGAGTTCGTCCTCCTGGAGTGGGTCACGATGGAGGATGATGATGTTCGAGCGCTTCACCGCCCTCTTGATGGTGTTCAGCGCCCTGTGGGCGAGACGTTCACCGTTGGTGAGGCCCAGTTGCAGTACCCCGGTCAGCCAGTGGGGCCTCCGGAGGTTTGGATCAACTGCCGCTGCGTGGCACGGCCGGTATCTGGAGGCGAAATGACCGCACAGACCTTTGCGTCGGACGACGTGCCGATGCCCGTTGCCGAAGGGATTGTTGACGAGGACGAGATGCCCCCCTACGTCGACTGGGCCGAGGAGATGATCCCCGTCCCGATCCACGGCGTCCTGATCGACACCACCGAGGAGACCGGAGACGGTCGGCACCTCGCCGGGGACTTCAACGTCCTCTCGGTGGAGGACGGTCCTGTCCCCCTGCGCTGGGTCCGCTCCGATGTCGGCGCTCACGACGGTGCTGTCCGCGTAGCCACCATCGATCGCACCTGGCGTGAGGGTGACCGCATCCTGTACGACGGCCACATGCTGTCCGTGCCCGACATGGATGACGTGATCACCCTCCTGGCCGAAGGGCGGATGGGGCTGAGCGTTGACCTCGACTCCGCTGTGTTCGAGGTGGACGAGGACGACGAGAACCCCGTCATGCGCTTCATGGAGGGGCGCGTGCGTGCTGCGACCCTCGTGGACATCCCGGCGCTGACCGGTGCGTGGGCAGAGCTTGGCTCCTGGGCTGACACCGCCATCCTGGCTGCTGGTGGGTGCGAGTCGTGCCGCGAGCGCATGGACACCTACCGTGACTTCGCGATCTCGGAGGCTGCGTGGGACGGTTCCGCCTCCCGCTTCACCGACGAGGAGTGGGTGCGCTCAACCATCGTGGACCGAGGCGAGTCGTTCGAGACGGCCAAGGAGCGGTACGCGATGCCGATCCGCGAGCCCAACGGGGACCTGTCCCGGGCAGCCGTGCACAACGCTGCCGCCCGGCTCAACCAGGTAGACGCGCCCGATTCCGCCATCGCCTCTGCTCGCCGTGCGCTGATCACCGCGTACGGAGAACTGGACGAGGAGCCGCCCGAGTCGCTCACCGCGTCCGGCGAGAAGTTCCAGGCACCAGCCATCACCCAGGATGGTCCTGGTTGGATCACGCACCGGCCAGAGACCAGCCGGCTGCGTCGGTACTGGGCATCTGGCCCTGGAGCAGCGCGCATCGCGTGGGGCACCCCTGGTGACTTCAACCGCTGCCGCGCCAACCTGGTCGAGTACGTTCAGCGCCCCGACTGGCTGGCTGGCCTGTGCGCCAACATCCACTACGACGCCCTTGGCATCTGGCCTGGTCAGCACGCCCGTGCAGAGGGCACCATCACCGCCTCCGCCTTCACGATCTACGAGGAGACCAACGTGCTGCCCGCCGCCTGGTTCACTGACCCCGAGCTCGATGCCCCTACCCCTGTCACCGTCACCGAAGAGGGCCGCGTGTTCGGCCACATCGCCCAGTGGGGCGTCTGCCACACGGGCCTGGGCCTGTCTGTGGGCCTGGATGACTCCTGCACTGCAGCCCCGCACAGCACCACCGACTACGCCTACTACCGCACTGGTGTCATCGACACCGACGTGGGAGAGATCCCCGTTGGCAACCTGACGATGGGTATCGGTCACGCAGGCGAGCGTGCCAGCGCCAGCGCGACCATGGCTCACTACGACAACACGAACGCTGTCGTGGCAGACGTGGTGGTCGGTGAGGATATCCACGGCATCTGGTTCTCCGGCGCGATGCGGCCCAACCTGACTGATGAGCAGGTTCGCGAGTTCAAGGCGTCCACCCTGTCCGGCGACTGGCGGACCATCGGTGGGGACCTTGAACTGGTCGCAGCGCTGGCAGTCAACGTCCCGGGCTTCCCGATCCCGCGCCTGTCCCTGGCGGCTGCGTCCGGTCGGCAGATGTCCCTCATCGCCGCTGGCATCCTGGACCGCGATGTCCTTGCCAAGGAGGCTGGTCAGCCGAACGTGAAGACGTTCGCAGATGCGGTGGAGGCAGAACTGGCCCGCCGCAAGAAGGCCCGTAGCACCAAGGCGCGGTTCCGCAGCATGGAGCGCAAGCGCCTCACCAAGCGTCTCTGACCCACAACAACATCAGAACATCAGGAGGACTCATGGCGTGTGCATGCAACAAGAAGAAGGGCAACCCCAGTTTCGTGGTGAAGCTGCCCGATGGAACGACCAAGACCTACCGGTCTGAGACGGTTGCCAAGAAGATCGTGGCAGCCAAGGGCGGCTCCTACGAACCGGCCTGAACCTAGGTTCAACGAGGGCACTTCCTTGTGGGAGTGCCCTCGTTGTGTATTGTTCGGGTTAGAAGCAAGTCGCACGACCTGATGGTGCCCGAAGGGCGCGTGCAGTAAACCACGCCCTTACGTACCCAGAAGGAGTGCGAAATGTTCGAGATCCCCGAGGACCTCACTGCCCTCTCGGGCGAGGACCTTGCTGCCGCGCTGGCCAAGGCTCGCGAGGAGGCACGCACCGTCAACGCCATCGCGGATGACGAGTTCACCGATGAGGACCTGGCCCGCCTGGAGGCGCTGTCCGACTTCATCGACGCTGGTGTCGCCCAGGAGAACACCCTGGCCGCGAACGCCGCGAAGCGCGCCGCCGCTCGCGAGCGCGCTGCCGCCGTTTCCGTCGAGCCCGAGGTCGAGCCCGAGCCCGAGGTCGAGCCCGAGCCCGAGCCGGAGGCTGAGGTCGAGGTCGAGGTCGAGGTCGAGGAGCCCTCCAAGGAGCTGGTGACCGCTTCTGGTCGCAAGCGCGTCGTGGCCAAGGCTGCTGCCAAGGCTCCCGTCGCCCCTGCTCCCACCACGCCGTCGCCCGTCATCCGTGCCGCCGCCGACGTTCCCGGCTTCTCCACCGGTTCCACGCTCAAGGACCTCGATGATGTCACCGAGGGCTTCATCCAGCGGTTCGGCAACTTCCCCAAGGGGAAGGTCGGCAACATGCAGAACCGCTACGGCGTCGCGCTCATCACCAAGCAGCGCACGGACGGCCTGAGCATCGACAACTTCCGGTCGGTCCAGGACCTCGTGCAGGCTGCGTCGGTCGAGTCCCGCCTGCCCGGTGGTTCGCTCACCGCTGCCGGTGGCTGGTGCGCCCCGTCCGAGACCCTCTACGACCTGTGCACCATCGAGTCCACTGACGGCCTCTGGGACCTCCCCGAGGTTCAGGTCAACCGTGGTGGCATCATCTTCACCAAGGGTCCGTCGTTCGAGGACTTCTACGCCTACGCGGCCACCGCGTTCCAGACCGAGGCCGAGGCCGAGGCTGGCACGGTCAAGACCTGCATCCCCGTCGAGTGCCCCCCGTTCGAGGAGGTCCGTCTCGACGCGGCCTACGCCTGCATCTCTGCTGGCATCCTGACCAACGCCGCGTACCCGGAGCTGATCCGTCGGTACATCGAGGGTGTCCTCATCGCCCAGCGCCACGCGGTCTCCGCGCGGATGATCGCTGCGGCCGAGGCCATCACGGGTGCCGCGATCCCCGTGCCGGACGTGTGGGCCAACGCGCTGTCGATCCTGCACACCCTTGAACTGGTTGCCGAGGGTGAGCGCGAGCGGTTCCGCATGTCGCGGTCCGCCACGCTGGAGGTGCTCCTGCCGTACTGGGTGCGCCCGGCCCTCCGCGCCGACCTCGCCAACCGGACCGGCGTTGAACTGACCAACGTCACGGACGGGATGCTCGACTCGCACTTCTCCAACCGTGGTCTGCGCGTGCAGTGGCTCTACAACTACCAGCCGCTCGACGTGGACACCGCTGGCATCGCCACGGACTACCCGGACACGCTGGAGACGATCATGTACCCGGCCGGCACCTTCGTGATGCTGACCGACGACGTGATCCGTCTCGACGCCGTGTACGACTCCGTTGGTCTGAGCACCAACACCTACACCGCGATCTTCGCGGAGGAGGGTGTGGCTCTCGCCAACGTCTGCCACGACCCGCGTCGTCTCTCCATCGACCTCGCAGTGACCGGCCTCACCGCCGCCGCCATCATCAACCAGGACTTCGGCGAGGCCCCGCCCGCCTACGTCGAGGCGTGATCCGTTAGCCAGGAGGCGCTGCCCGCCGCAGCGCCTCCTGGCCCCTGATCGAAGGGAGGTCGGCGGATGCCCCTCGCAAATCCTGTCTACATCGAAGCACCCCAGGTGGCTCTTGCCCCCGGTGGCCTTTACGCGGTCGCGAACGTCATGGAGGGCGACGTTCACATCGGTGCGTCTGGCTTCCAGTACCTCTCGGAGAACTGTGGAGTCGCATCTGGCCTTGATGACCCTGCGTGTCTGACGGCTGAGGCTCGCGCCGAGAAGACCTTCGGTGAGACCACCGTCGTTGCTTCGACCGATCCGTTCGCCGTCTACAAGGGCGTCACCTGCGTTGACCTGCACGATGACGACTCGGGCTGGGCTGAGCGTGGCCTTGAACTGACCGAGCACATCGCGGTCGAGGAGGGGGTCATGGCTCAGCTTCTCGCTGACGCCACTGACATCACCCCGACCCCGGGCACGGCAATCCCGGTTCGTCACGGCGTGGCCCTTCTGGAGGGCATCGCTGCCGCAGAGTACGGCGGCGTGCCCATCATGCACATGGCTCGCTCCACGGCCACGATCGGCTTCTCTGAGCGCGTCCTGGAGCACGACGCGGGCTTCACTGTCAGCACCATGCAGGGCGTTCCTGTCGCCAACGGTGGCGGGTACGAACTGAACCTTGGACCCGATGGTGATCCTGCTGCCGCAGGTGAGGCGTGGATCTACATCACTGGTGCGGTCACCGTTGTGCGCGGCCCGGTTGTCACCAACCGGGTCCTGGCAGCGGGGGAGCACCTGAACCTGCAGCAGGCGCTTGCTGAGCGCCTCGTCGCCGTCAGCGCCGAGTGCATCAAGTACGCCGTCCTCGTGGAACTGGTGGTCTGACATGGCCAACGCATTCCACGGCCCTCGCTCCAAGGCGAACGCTAAGGCGCTCCTGGACGCAGCCAAGATGCTTGGCTACTCCAGCGCCGTCGTGCGCACCACCCGCACCGGCTACATGGCTCCTCAGGATGTCGTGGAGACGGTCCTGGGCGTCGCGCACATCAAGGAGGGCGTCCAGTACCCGGCACCTGCTGACAAGCCCGCTGAGGAGCCACAGACGAAGCCGCGAGGCAACGGGTCTCGTGACGCCTGGGCGCAGTACGCCGCATCCCGAGGCGTGCAGATCACCGACGACCTGTCGCGTGACGACATCAAGAACATGGTCGAGGAGTAACCCATGCCTACCGTTTGCAGTTCATTTGTTCGCGGGCGGATGATGCGCGTCACCCGCCTCGACGGCTGTGGTCGCCCGATCTACGGCCCCGACTCTGTGGTCACGTCCAAGGGGTTCGTGACCATCAACTACACCGCCAACGTCGATGATGGCGAAGAGGTCAACCTGCAGAACGCAGCCGGTGAGCGCTGCGTCTACGAGCCGGCCGTGCCGTCCCTCCTGGGCTACACGATCGAGGTCGAGTTCTGCCAGGTGGACCCCGAGATGTTCGCCATCATGACCGGCCAGGACACGTACACCGACGCGTTCGGCAACGTCATCGGCTTCATCCAGGACACGGCAGTCTCCATCCTGGACACGGCGTTCGCGCTGGAGGTCTGGGCGGGTTCCCCGGCCACCTCCGGTTGCGCCACCGAGGGTGGTACCGGCAACTTCGGCTACATCCTCCTGCCGTTCCTGCAGGGCGGTGTGCTTGGCGACTTCACCATCGAGAACGATGCCGTCACCTTCACCATCTCGAACGCCGCCACGCGCGACGGCTCGGGCTGGGGTGTTGGCCCGTACGACGTGGTGCTCGGCGCGGACAGCCTGCCTGCCCCGCTCAACCAGGCGCTCACGCCGACGACCCACCTCCTGGCGATCATCACCCAGGTGGCCCCGCCCGAGGCCGAGTGCGGTGCACGCCCGCTGCTCGACCCGGACGGCGCTGAACTGACCAGCGTGGACACTGCCGCGAACGGCCTGGAGATCACCTTCACGCCTGACCCGGCGGGCACTGACCCCTGGTGGATCGACTTCGGTGACGGCACGTGGGAGTACAGCGAGAGCGGTGGCGACATCGTTCACCTCTACGAGGCTGCTGGCACCTACGAGTTCATCGCCTACCGTGGCGACTCGTCCTTCACGGATGAGATCGTCGTGGCTGGTGCTGGCATCGAGTCCATCACCCCGGCGACTGGCGATGAGGCTGGCGGCACTGCGGTCACCGTGGCTGGCTTCGGCTTCACGGGCGCCACTGGGCTGAACATCGACGCCACTCCGGCGACTTCGTTCGTGGTCGTGTCCGACACCGAGATCACGGCCGAGACCCCTGCGGGTACCGGCGTGGTCGATGTCACCGTCCTTCACCCGGACGGCAACTCCACCCTGACGGGTGGCTTCACCTACACCGCGTGACGCACACCTGACAAGATGAGGGCCAGGTCCACCATGGGCCTGGCCCTCATCGCTTAGAAGGAGAAAACAGATGGCGACACTCGCAGAGGTGCTGGCCCTGCTGCCGGACAACACGAGCGGCGAGATCAGCGCGGCTGACATGCGCTCCGTCGTGGAGAGCATCTGGGGCCGCACAGACGGCAGCGATCCCATCGAGGGCCTGCTGTTCGAGACCAATCCGCCGATCCCTGTGCACACGCCGGGGCACATGCACTGGAACGACTCGGACGGCACCGCAGAAGTGATGTCCGACATCGAGGGCGTCATCCTGCAGCTTGGGCACGAGCAGTGGGTGAACGTCCGCAACAACTCGGGTGCGACGATCCTGAACGGTCGGGCCGTGCGGATCACAGGGGCGACGGGGAACCTGCCGACGATTGGTCTGGACAACGGTCTGGGCACCGTCATCGGTGTTGCGACGCATGACATCGCGAACAACAGCAACGGCAAGGTCACGACGTTCGGCATCGTGCGTGAACTCAACACGTCCGCGTTCAGCCCCGCCGACCGGGTATACGCCTCGCCCACCGGGACGCTCACGACGTCGCTCACGTCGTCGTTCGTGGGGCGTGTGCTCGACTCGCACGTCAACCAGGGCGCGATCCTGGTGTCGCGGGTTCTCACCACCGACCCGGACGGCACCACGGCTGAGCGGCCGACGACCGTCAATGTCGGATTCATGTTCTTCGACACGACGCTGGGTCACGCGATCTGGTGGGACGGAGCCGACTGGGTTGACAGCACGGGGGTGACGGTCTGATGCCCGCCTTTTCGACCGCCTACTCCAGCGCGTTCGACTCGGAGACGAGCGTCATCCCGCCTGCCCTCGATCTGTGCTTTCCCGTCAACTGGGACGCGTGCCCCTCAGACGTGCTGGAGGACATCACGCCCGAGGTGATGGCGCTGTCCGAGGCCCTGGCTGCTCAGACGCTGCGCATGCTCACCGGCTACCGGATCGGTGGCTGCGCGGTGACCGTGCGGCCCTGCAACCGCTCCTGCGTTCCCGGTACATGGCTGACCGCTCCTGATGTTGGTGCGCTGTTCGCTGGGGTGGGCAACGGGTTCTTCGGCTTCTCCCCATACGTCGGTGCTGGCGGGCAGTGGATGAACGCCTGCGGCTGCGCTGGCGATGGCTGCTCCTGCGTCAAGGTCCGTGAGGTGCTGCTTCCCACGAACGTTGGCGTTGGCCGGGTGGATTCGGTTGTCGTTGATGGGATCACCCTCCCGCCAACCGCATACCGCATCGACAACAGCAACCGCCTGGTCCGGACCGATGGGGAGGACTGGCCTGTCTGCCAGGACATGAACCTTGACTCCGGCGAGGGAACGTTCTTCGTCACATACCTCGATGGCAACGAGGTCGATGGCGTTGGCGCGTACGCCGCTGGCACCCTCGCTGCGGAGTTCGCCAAGGCGTGCGTCAACAAGGACTGCGCTCTACCCGCGAACGTCCAGTCCATCACCCGTCAGGGCGTCATGATGGAGCTTGACCCGGAGATGTTCACGGGCGGCATCACGGGCGTGCGCACGGTGGACTCGTACATCCGCATCTGGAACCCGGTCAACGCCCTGCCCTCAGCCATCTACTCGATCGACGCACCACGTGGTCGGCGCACGACCTGGAGGTTCTGATGAGCGAGGTTCCCCCGGAGGGCTACGCCGAGGACACGGATATCTGGCCGCTCATGGAGCGCATGCGTGACTGCCTGTGCGAGACCCTGACAGAGCGCGGGCTCATGCCGGGTGACTGCTTCTGCGGGATCGTCCCGGGCCAGCAGGCGACCTGGGACTACATGACTGGCATGGCGTGGGTGCGCCTGACCTCTGTCGTGCCCTCCGCGATCTTCCCTGCGCAGTCCTTCGACCTGAACAACTG